CTCAAAAACAATATCTTGATTGTATCTTTGCTTTCATACATCAACATCCTGAGGAGTTTGAGACAGCTGTAGGTGTTAATTGCCTTGGTCCTCAGTGGGAAGAGTTGTATAATATGTACAAAGATCATCTTATGATACATACTATGGATGCTCGAGATTATGATAATTCATGTAGTAGGAATATCAATTCTGGGCAACATGCTGTGATAGATAAAGCTATGACTTGTATGAGAGTAGATGAAGTTGACGAGAACTTCAGACCTATGGCTCATATTTTGCTAGATAGAATTAACAATTTTAGAGTTATTGTGAAAAATGTAGTCATAGCTCCTGTTAAAGCAAGTTCTAGTGGAATGGGTAATACTGCTGATACCAATAACATCAAAACCAGCTTGTATTATAGACTTGCTTGGCATACTATGGCATTACCTGGATGGTATTCTGATAATGTTAGAGCTAGGAATTACGGTGATGATCACCTGGGGGCGGGTGATGTAATTCAATATGATCAACAGTCAGTTGCTTCAGCTTTATCTAATTATGGTATGACCCTTACAACTGCTAACAAAAGTAAAGATATACCTAAGACTACCGCATTGGAGGATGTGGTATTTCTTAAGCGAAAATTCTTACCTATTAAGTCAAATGGTGTTGAAATAATAGGTTGTCCACTTGAAGAATCATCAATTGAAAGAATGTTGATGTTTACAGATTGTGACGAACACGAGGCATTACAAATTGAACTCCATAACATTGTAGATGCGCAGAAACAGTGGTTCTTCCATGGTCCGGAAGTTTTCCACTCTAGAACAAGGTGGTTAAGAGATTCTTGTGAAAAAGTTGGTCTGAATTTAGATTTTATAGGGGAGAAATGGTATAGCTTTGAAGAGCTATTTCAATCTTATTTAAATAAAAATTTCAGACTAAATTTCACATAGAATACCACAGGACCAATTGCGTAAGAGATAACTTTCGTTAATGAAACCATGAGATCTGCCTCATGTAAATCAAAAATGGGTAGAAATCCCAACAAAACCGAGAATTACCATTGTGTATCGACTAACACAAGGATAGATTAAGTAGTTATGAGTTTTAATGCCTTGTTCTCGCTGGCAGCTACAGACTTAATTTATATAGTGAAACAGA